AACCTGCTTGGCTTTACCGAAGAATTTAATAATGCGGCTTGGGGAAAAACTAATCTTACCATTAGCGCTAATACATCTGTAGCGCCTAATGGCACAACTACTGCTGACAAATTGATACCAAATACGACAAGCGCGGATCACTCAGTCGGCGCAGGTATTGGAACGGTTCAATCTGGTATCATTTATAATTTTTCTGTTTACGCCAAAGCAGACGGATATAATTTTATTCGTTTAAGTTTTGGAAGCGCAGCGGGCGGCGGGTATACATTCTTTGATGTTCTAAATGGTACAATTGGCGGTACCGGAACAATGTTAAACAACACTATTGAAAATGTTGGCAATGGTTGGTTTCGTTGTTCCGTAACTCGGGCCGCATCCAGCACTGCTGTTTTGTCGGGTGATATTTATGCACAAAGCGCCAACAATCAATTTGGTTGGGCGGGCAACGGCACCGACGGCGTTCTTGTTTGGGGCGCTCAACTGTCTGATAGCGCGTCAGTGGACCCGTATGTCTATAACCCAGCCGCAGCCCTGACATCAACGGCCTATTACGGCCCACGGTTTGATTATAGCCCCACCACGCTTGCGCCATTGGGTTTACTGATTGAGGAAGCACGAACAAACCTGATGTACCCATCGGATGTGACTGGTTGGTCCATGTCTCCTGCTAGCATAGTAGCTATAACAGCAAATTCTGCTATCAGTCCCGATGGAACAACTAATGCCACAAAACTTACTACTAATGATGCCACTCTTGCAGATCGTGGATATGCAATTTTTAAACTTTATACTGGAGCCGTAAGTACAACATATTGTGGTTCAGCATATTTAAAAGCGGGCGAATATACCCGCGCTCAAATTAATTTTGAAAACACATCCTTTTTAACCGCCACAGGCGCTTTGTTTGATTTAGCAAATGGAACAGTAGTTGTTACTGGTGGTAGTTCAACCGCTACCATTACACCTGTCGGTAATGGCTGGTATCGTTGTACAGTTACTGCAACTTCGCTTATAACTTCTGGAAACTATGTTTTTTCAGCGTCATTTAAACCAGCTTCAGTAACAACTTTTAATGCTACCTACACTCCTGTCTCAACAGGTTTAGGCGGTTATGTATATGGCGCACAAGTTGAAGCGGGTGGATTTGCAACATCGCATATTCCTACTGTAGGCGCATCTGTTACCCGCTCGGCTGACGTTGCTACAATGGTAGGCAATAACTTCTCCAATTGGTACAACCAAACCACCGGCACTCTTGCGGTTTCGTTTGATGCTTCGGCTAATAGTAATGCAACATATGTGTCTGCGTCTAACGGAACAATTACGCAAAACTCTTTGCATATTGATAACGACACCGGAAACATGCGGGCTGTTTATTATTCTGGTGGCACAGCTGTTGCAACAATAGGCTTGACTGCAATTGGCACAGTCGGGGCAGTAAACAGGATTGCTACTGCCTATGCGGTCAATGACTTTGCGGCCTCACGCAATGGCGTTTTGGGCACTTCAATTACAAGCGGAGCATTGCCTGTTTCACTGACCCAATTGAACATTGGTGCGGATGATCGTTTGCTAGCCGCAAACTATACATCCAACCATATCAAATCCATTTCCTACTACAACACCCGCCTTACGAACACTTTATTACAGGCGATAACAGCATGATCGACCTTTATCTAAAAGCCACCAGTAAGGCCAAGATGGACGCGGCATTGTTGGCGTCGGAATTGTTTGAAGATTTTGACGGTGAATTAAATCCCGTTAATTCAAGCATTCTAATTGATAGGGTTGGCCCTTCGCCCGCTGACAGCACCGAGCGTGGCTATTTTGTCAACCTAAGGCTCATCTATGCGGATGAAGCACCAGAGGCCCTAGCGGCCCTGCAAACGTCTCCTGTAACCCCCTGGCGCGTTTGGGCCTAAAGGAAAAGTTAAATGCTTCCTCCAACCTCTACTTTGCAAAAATATCTTGGTGTCATTCATACATATGACAACGAGTTTAAGAAGTGGTGCGAGCGATCCACAAAGATCATTCGGCGGTACCGGGATGATACGCGCAGCGCGTCTGGCAATGAGACGGCCAAGTTCAACATCCTTTGGTCCAATGTGCAGACGCTTGTCCCTGCGGTTTATGCCCGTATGCCCAAGGCGTCAGTGGCCAGGCGCTTTAGCGACAATGATCCCGTAGGCCGGGTTGCGGCGCTGTTGGTTGAGCGGGCGCTTGATTACGAGATTGAACATTATTCCGATTTCCGTTCGGCTATGAAGAACGCAGTCGAGGATCGGTTCCTTGGCGGTCGCGGTACGGCTTGGGTGCGTTATGATCCGCATATCCGTAAACAGGACGTTCCTGAAGACGGCTACCAGATCACTGAGGACGTTGAGGAAGGCGAATCCGCCGAGGGCGCTGGGCAATCACCGCTTTATCCGCAAGACCATACAGCGGCTATGCAGGAGGTTCCCGAGGAGATTGAATATGAGTGTTCTCCTGCTGATTATGTTCATTGGAAAGATTTTGGCCATTCCACGGCGCGGACTTGGGAAGAAGTAACTTGCGTATGGCGCTGGGTCTATATGACCAAAGATGCCCTTACGGAACGCTTTGGCGAAGAAATTGCCAAAAAGATGCCGTTTGATAGTTCACCTGAAACCCTAAGCAAATCTGGCCAAAACAGCAAGAATAATGACCGCGCTCGGATTTGCGAACTTTGGGACAAAGAAACGCAAAAGGTCTATTGGCTTTCCGAAAGCTATCCAGACATTATCGACGAGCGTGAAGATCCGCTAGAATTGGAAAACTTCTTTCCATGTCCTAAGCCACTTTACGCCACAACAACTAGCGATACGCTTATCCCCGTTGCCGACTTTGTGCTTTACCAAGATCAGGCAAACGAACTGGACATTCTTACAGACCGCATTGACGGCCTTGTAAAGGCCCTACGCGTGCGCGGCGTGTACGATGCTAGCCAACCTGCCCTACAACGCCTTTTGACCGAGGGCGACAACAATACGCTTATTCCCGTTGATAAATGGATGGCGTTTAGCGAAAAAGGCGGGCTTAAGGGCGCTATTGACCTTTTGCCCATTGATACGCTGGCTGCGGTGCTAATCCAATGCTACCAAGCGCAATCCCAGATCAAGGGCCAAATCTACGAAATCACGGGTATTTCTGATATTATCCGGGGCCAAACCGCAGCGTCCGAAACTGCTACGGCCCAACAGATCAAGGGCCAGTATGCGGGTCTGCGTCTACGCGCCATGCAAGACGGCGTTGCCATGTTTGCAAGTGAACTCCTGCGTATGAAGGCGCAAATCATTTGCACCAAGTTCCAACCGCAAACCATCCTTGAATATGCGGGCGCGGCTCAAATGAGCCAGGCGGATCAACAAATGATTCCGCAAGCCCTGCAACTGCTGCAAAACTCGCCCTTGCGGGCTTTCCGAATTGAGGTTGCTGCCGATAGCTTAGTGCAGCTTGACGAGACGCAAACTAAGCAGGACCGCATGGACTTCCTTAATGCGTTCTCTAATTTTCTGCGTGAGGCATTGCCAATGGGTCAACAGGCTCCTGAAATGGTGCCAATGATCATGGAAATGATGCGCTTTGGCGTTGGCGGTTTTAAACAGGCTGCGGCCATTGAGGGCACCATTGACGTTGCCTTGCAACAGTTTGAACAGGGTGCGCTGAAGGCCCAGCAACAGCCTCCACAACCGTCTCCTGAACAGATTAAGATGCAAGCCGAGCAACAGGCCGCACAGGCCCAGATTCAGGCTGACATGCAGATTGAACAAATGCGTGCCCAAACCAACATGCAAATTGAGCAGATGAAGGCTCAAGCGGCGGGTCAAATTGAGTTACAAAAGCAACAGTATGAAGGTCAGATTAAGCTTCAAGAATTAGCGGCCAAGGAACAATTTGAAAAGTTCAAAGCCGAACTTGATGCAACGACCAAAATTGCAATTGCTCAAATTTCTGCCAACCAGAATTCACAAGGACAACAATTTTAAGATGGCTAGGTATCGCGCAATATATGATTCACGCGGGTTGCTATACGAAATTGAAAATGATGAAGTCGTTTTTATGCGTGATGATTACGGGCAAGAAACCGAATCAGGCCCGCAAGTCATTAGGGACATTGAGCCATATCAAAGCATGGTCGATGGTAGCATGATTACCAGCCGATCTCATCATCGTGAACATCTTAAGCGCCACAATTGCTTTGAGGTGGGTAACGAGAAAATGGAAAGCCGTCCACCGACACCACCATCGTCAATGGATCGGCGTATAGCATTGCACCGTCAATTAGGTGACATGAGCGACCGCCAGGCCAACAAGATACTGGCGCAACTTAGAAAGTAAGGAATAATATGAGTATCGAAGAAACTGGTCACGAGGTCGATGATTCTGCAATTGATCGCAAGGAATTGCTTGCTCAGCAGTTTGATGAGGTATCTGAACAGCAAGACGATCCTGTAGAAATTGAAGCCGTTGAATCCGAAGAAATAGAAGAAGAAACCGAGGAAGAAGCTGAGGAGCCTGTTTGGAAGCGCCCTCCTTCAAGTTGGAAAAAAGAATTTCACGAAACCTGGCAGACCGCCGATCCTAAGCTACAGGAATATGCTTGGCAGCGTGAAGAAGAAATGCGTAAGGGTGTTGAACCCCTTATCACCAAAGCCCAGTATGCCGATCAAGTGCAAAAGGCATTTGAGCCATATATGGACACCATTCGCGGTAATGGTTCTAATCCTATTGACGCCATTAAGGGCCTTATGGAAGCGGATCGCGTTATGCGGTTTGGCAATCCACAAGAAAAGCAAAACTTCTTGCTTAGCTTAGCCAACAATTACGGCATTGATTTGAACGGCGCGGCACCGCTTCAAACGGGTCCGATTGACCCAAAGGTCATCGCGCTTCAGAACGAACTTAACAATATCCGTGGTGAAGTTTCCGGCTGGAAGCAACAACAGGAAGAAGCAGAAACGCAAGGCTTGCTTTCGCAGATTGATCAATTTGCACAAAAAGCAGAATATTTTGAAGAAGCGCGGCCAACTATGATCCAGCTTCTCCAAAACGGTATTGTCAACACTCTAGAAGAAGCCTATGAAAAGGCTATCCGCCTTGACGACAATCTTTTTTCTGAAATTCAGCAAAGCCAACAAGCCAAACTGGAAACGGAAAGAAGGGATTCGGCCAATCGGGCTGCGAAAGCGGCTAAGGCAGCAGCGGTCAGCGTTAGAAGTTCCACACCAGGAGTTCCCACGGCTACCAAAGCGCAAGACAGACGGACAATGCTGTTTGAGCAGTTCAACAGTATGAATGACCGTCTTTGATTTAACTGGGAGAGATTAATATGGCATTTGCCAATTCCTCGATCAGCGACATCATTGCGACTAATATCCAAAGCCGCAGTGGTGAACTCGCTGACAACGTGACGAACAACAACGCCTTGCTCCGCCGTCTTAAGGACCGTGGTAACGTCAAGACGTTTTCCGGTGGTAACGTGATTTTGCAAGAAATCATGTACAACGACTCCACGACCAACAACACCAACAGCTATTCCGGCTATGAAGTGTTGAACGTTTCGCAAAATTCGCCAATCTCGGCTGCTCAATTTAGCATCACTCAATATGCTTCGGCTGTTACCATTTCCGGCTTGGAAATGATCCAAAACAGCGGCAAGGAAGCCATTATTGACCTGCTTGACGGTCGCATGAACGTGGCTGAAGCTCAATTGGCTAACCGTCTTGGCGGCGACATCTATCTTGATGGGACTGGCAATAGCGGCAAGAACATCACGGGTCTGGCTGCGGCTGTGCCTGATGCGCCTTCTTCCGGCACCTACGGCGGTATTAACCGCGCTTCGTTCTCCTTCTGGCGCTCCGTTAAGTATTCGGGCGGTACCGACGGTGGTTCGGCTGTTACGGCTTCCAACATTCAGCAGTACATGGACGCACTCGCCGTCCAACTTATCCGTGGTACGGATAAGCCTGACCTGATTGTGGCCGACAGCAACTATTACCGCCTGTATCTTCAGTCTCTGCAATCCATCCAGCGTATTTCGGATTCCGGTTCGACCGCCGCTGGCGCTGGCTTTGCCTCGCTGAAGTATTACGGTGCTGGTATGGCTTCGGACGTTGTGCTTGATGGTGGTATCGGTTCTGCCGCTACCGCGAACCACATGTGGTTCCTGAACACCAAGTATTTGATGTTCCGTCCTCACGTTGACCGTAACTTCGTTCCAATCGGCGGCGAACGTCAAGCCGTTAACCAAGATGCCATTGTGAAACTGATCGGTTGGGCGGGTAACTTGACCTGCTCCGGCGCTCAGTTCCAAGGCGTGTTGATCGCTTAATCAGGGAGATTTGAATCATGGCTAGTACTTTTGCTGCAACTCCTAGCATTGGCGTTACATTTACCGACCGCAACACCATCCCTGCTTTTGCTGTTGGTACCCCTATGCTGGGCAACCAAAACGACACTTGGGTCTACGTTAAGGCTACGGAAGCGGTTGCCACTGGCACCTGTTCGGTTGACTCGTCTTTCAACCTTACCGACACGGCTGGTAGCTATACCGCCGCTACGGCCTTTGCTTCGGGCGAATACGGTTGGGTCTATAAGACCACGTCGCCTCTTTAATAATAAACGGGGGGCGATCTTGAAAATTGCCCCTCGTTTTTTATCTCCCTCGGAAAGGGGTTTAACATGACTATTCCTTCTCGCGTCTTGGGTTCGGGTATCTCGCCCCTTGCTACGCAATCCATTTGCGGCACGGCCACCGTTGGCGTTGCGCCTGCTGGCACAACAGCAGGCACCGCATTTCAACTTGAGACTTCATTTAGCGTTATAACTACCACCGCTGCCTTAGCTGGTGTTAAGTTGCTAAAGACCGAAAATGGCGCATGTATGGTTGTTGCCAATAATGCTGCCACAAATACAATTGTGGTTTATCCACCTACCGGGTCCACCATTGACGGTGCGGCATCAGTTCAAATTGCGCCTACTAAACGGCGTATTTTCTGGGGAACCAGCGATACAACCTGGGTCTCCCTTATCGGAGCATAATGTATGAATTTGGATAGCGATGTTTCTAACGCCGACTCCTTCATGATGGTGGAGTTTTACGAAAACAATTATGACTCTGATTATCCGGGGTCAATTTTTGTTAGGATTATGAATCCAGGCGACAAGACAAACATTGTAGAACAGCCTTTGCGGGAAGATCATAAGACTCGATTTGCCCGCCAATGGCTACATTTCCAATCTAAAAACTCCGGCGCTGCCTTTATTGGTACGCCTTTAGAAAAGTGGAATGAAGATCAACCCAAAGAATTTAACCATATGCAAATGTCTGAAATGCATATTCTTAAGTTCCAAACGGTGGAACAAATTGCTACTGCCTCGGACGCTCAAATGCAGCGCGTTGGTATGGGTGGCTTTGGTATGCGGGAACGGGCTAGGCAATATCTTTCGGCCAAGAACAAGACCGAAAGCAATTCCGAACTTGAAAAGACCCGCAGCGAACTTGATGAACTAAAGTCCCAAATGGCCCTGCTTATGGCTCAATTGCCTCAAGCCGTTAAGGCAGAAGAACCTCGTAGGCCAGGACGGCCAAAGAAGGAAGAAACAAATGCCGAGTACGATGCTCCAGTTGGTGACGCAGGTCACTAACGAACTTGGTATCCCAACGCCAGTTTCGGTTGCGGGAAACACCAATCAGGATGTTATCCAAATACTCGCATTGATGAACGCTAGTGGTTACGAATTATTGCGTAAAAGCGACTGGCGGGCACTCACGATGCCCAACAGTTTCTTTACGGAATATACGACGACCACCGGAACCTATGACACCGTAACCCGTCAGATCACTGGTATTCCAAGTACCAGTGGTCTTGACACCACCTACATGATTGTAGGCAACGGCTTTCCTAATGCCACATTCATCGAAAGCGTTGATTCCGCCACGCAAGTGACGGCTTCTACCTATTCGACTGAAACCGCTACGGATGGCGTCATTTATTTCCAAAAAGTAAAATACGACCTTCCAGATGATTATGATTCTATTGTGCCTCGTACTCAATGGGACAAGTCCAAACATTGGGAAATGCTTGGCCCTGAAGACGCCCAGCAATGGGAATGGCTGCTTAGCGGTTATATCAGCACCGGACCGCGTATCCGGTGGCGTCTCTATGGCAATTATTTTCAAATCTGGCCCGGATTTTCCACCAACGAATATCTTGGATACGAATACCGTAGCAAGGGATGGGCACGGGCTGCTGGCGGAACCGTAAAGAATAGCTTTACGCTTGATACCGACACCTGCATTTATCCAGATCGGGTTATGGTCTTAAGCACCAAGCTTAAGTATTTCCAGGCCAAAGGCTTTGATACGACGGCGCTTTACCGAGATTATCTTACAGAGCTTGAAACGGCTATGGCGCAGGACACCAGTGCGGCCAACCTTTCGTTCGCGCCAAGACCGGGCAATATCCTTATTGGCTACGACAATATTCCTGATAGCGGTTTTGGCCGTTAAAATGAAAATGTTACGAATAAGCCCATCTTTTTCTATTCTTAATGCGGCTTATGGTGTTGGCAGCAACACCATAATCGACAGCAATTTCACGTTGAAGTCGGTTATCTTTTCGAATTTCAAAAACTTGTTGTTCCGTCAATTTTGCCGTACCACAACGTTCTCCGCGATTTGTAGTACCATGTTTAATTTTGTCGGCATGATTATTTTTGCTAGTGTCCCAACGAAGATTGCTCAAATTGTTATTTTGAGGATTTCCGTCATTATGGCAACATTCCATTCCATGCGGACGTTTTTCAACAAATGCTTCCAATACAAGAGTATGCGGTTTAACAATTTTTTGTCGGTTTTTGTTCCAAAGTCCCAAATATGGCCTACCATTGCTGCCAATGGTAAAATTTTTAATTTTTTCAGTATTTTTAGATCGAACACGGCCAAAATCAGACACCTCGTAAATGTCTTCAAATCCTATAACGGGCTTCCAGTTTTCCATAATGCCCATACTATACATATTGGGATGGAATAGCAATGGATACGCGCCGACTGGTTCAGCAAACTACTGCAAATGTTGCCTCGATTCCTGCGCCCATAGGCGGTTGGAACGCACGGGATTCGTTTGCCAATATGGACCCGGCAGACGCCGTTACCATGATCAATATGTTTCCAACCGTATCAAACCTTACGATGCGCGGCGGATACCAAAGGTATACGACTGGCCTAGACGGTCAGGTTCAAACCCTAATGTCCTATTCGGGCGGTACGACCTCAGCGTTGTTTGCGGTAACGTCCACAGGCAAACTTTACGATGTTAGCAGCGGCGGTGCGGTAGGTGCTGCAATAGTTACTGGGCTTGCTGGCGGCATATGGAACTATATTAACGTATCTACATCCGGCGGTAATTATCTTTATGCCGTCAATATCGCCGCGCCTGATCAGCCCTTGCTTTACGACGGAACGACATGGGTTCGTATTTCCGGTGTCGGGGCAATTAACATTACGGGCGTTACAACCACAAAACTAGGCAATATCTGCCTGTTTAAGAATCGCGTTTGGTTCATTGACCGCAACACGCTAACAGCATGGTACTTGCCAACGTCATCGGTAGGCGGCGCGGCTCAACAGCTTAACCTGCAATCCATCGCCCGTTTTGGCGGTCATATTGTGGCAATTGACACCTGGACAATTGATGCAGGCTACGGCGTTGACGATAACCTTGCTTTTATAACAAGCGAAGGCGAAGTCATCTTATATAGCGGGACCGATCCCGCAAGCGCGGCTACATGGTCGCTTATCGGCGCTTGGAAGTTAGGTTCGCCGATTGGCGGTCGTAGTACCCTTAAATGGGGCGGCGACCTTCTCATTTTGACGTATGACGGCCTTATGCCTATGGCGGGGTCATTGCAGTCATCTAGGCTTGATCCCCGTGTAGCCCTCTCTGACAAGATTCAAGGGGCCATTACGGCGGCAACCACGTCTTACGGCGGCAACCATGCTGCGGTTGGTTGGCAAGTTTATTATAACGCCAAGAACAATGCGGTCTGGATCAACGTCCCCGTAGCCGATAATCAACAAGAACAATATGTGATGAACACCATCACAAAGTCTTGGTGCCAATTTACGGGCTGGGGCGCGTTCTGTTGGGAAACCTTTTTTGACAATCCGTACTTTGGCGGCGATGGTTTTGTAGGCAAAGCTTGGACCAATACGTTTTCGGACAATGGCAGCAATATCACTACCCAGACCATCCAAGCGTTTAACTATTTTGGCAATCGCGGCGTCAAGAAGTATTTTACCCGCGCTCGGCCTAGCCTTTATACCAATGGTAATCCTAGCGTTTCGCTTGGCATGAACATCGATTTTGATGTTTCCGATACGACCGCGCCTATTGCGTTTACGCCAACTTCTTATGCAAATTGGAATACGGCGACATGGGACGTAGATGTATGGGGCGCTGGCAATAGCGTTTCAAACGTCTGGCTTGGCATTACCGGAATAGGTTATTGCGGTGGCATCCAGTTTAAAACGCTAAGTTCCGGCATTGAGGTTCAATGGGCTTCGACCGACATAGTGTACCAACAAGGGTGGGCGGGCATATGATTTTTGCAAATGAAAAGTTTGCTGATTGCTCGACCGAATGTGCCATGTTTGTCACGATGCATTGGGAAGAACTTTTCGGTAAGAAAAAGTTTAGGGCCAATTGGAAGGCTGTGGAAACCCTGGAAAAGGCTGGACAGTTTGCCTATTACACTATGCGTGACGATCTAGGCAAACTATGCGGCCATGTTGGCTATAGGATTACCGATTGTCCGTTCTTTGGATGTTTGACGGCAACAGATTCATTCTTCTATGTGCTGCCTGAACATCGTGGGACGCATGAAATTAGCAACCTGTTGAGGTTTGCTGCAAAGCATTTGCAGGTTTGCGGCATAGAGGATGTATTTGCGGCTCATCTTGTTGTAAACAATAAGTTGCCCGCCGCAATGGATCGCGCTGGTTATAGCTTGGTCAGCGCCATGTATAGATACGAAAGAGAATAAAATGTGTTTCCATAGCCCCAAAGCACCAGCAGCGCCCGATTATGCGGCGGCTGCACGGGAACAAGGCATTGCCAACGAAAAGGCGGCAACGCAAAGCAATGTCAGCAATAACCCTAATATCATCAGTCCTTACGGCAATCAGACCGTAACGTGGAATAGCACGGGTGCGCCAGGTAATGTTCCACAGGCCACTGTAACTCAAACGCTTACGCCTGAGGCCCAGGCCACGCTAGAGTCGCAACAGCGCGTTCAAAACCAGTTTGCCAACCTTGGCGAAACGGGCATTGGAAATGCACAGGATACGTTAAGCAAGGCGTTCAATCCTAACCTGCCTAATTTACAAACGGGTCTTGATACGTCTGGCGTTGCGGCCATGCCCGTCAATGCAGGGATGACGGGTCAAGCGGCCATTATGTCTAGGCTTCAACCTCAGATTCAGCAACAGCAAGAGGCATTGGCACAACAGCTTGCCAACCAAGGCATTACGCCTGGTAGCGAGGCATACAACAATGCCATGCGTACCCAAGGCAATCAGCAAAACGATCTGTTGACCCAAGCGGCTTTGCAGGGCCTCAACCTTGATATGTCTGCTAATAACCAAGGCTATAACCAAGCCCTGCAATCTGGCCAGTTTGGCAACACGGCCTTGCAGCAGTCTTTGGCCCAGCAGACGGCTTTGCGTAATCAGCCTATCAATGAGGTTACGGCCCTCATGTCGGGATCGCAAATCCAGAACCCGCAGTTCCAACAATATACGGGTTCTAATGTTGCGGCGGCTCCTGTGTTCCAAGGCGTCCAAGCCCAGAATCAAGCGGCTATGGACCTGTATGGCATCAAGCAAAATGCGGCCAATGCTAATATGCAAGGACTTGCAAGCCTTGGCGGCGCAGCAGCAATGGCGTTTAGTGACGTTCGCCTTAAGTCCAATATCGAACGTATTGGAACACATGAGCGCGGCTTTGGCATTTATAAATATGACATTTTTGATCGGCACGAGATCGGTGTGCTTGCTCAGGAAGTTGAACAAATTATGCCAGAGGCTGTTGCTGAACATGCTAGCGGCTTCAAGATGGTTAATTACGGAATCCTGTGATGTATAACCAGAACGTCAACCTTGCGGGCATGGCCCTTACGCCTGAAGAACAGGCCCGCTTGGGTCGCGCTCAGGCTATGCAGGACGCTGGTGCCGAGCCTATGCAGGTCCAGTCCTATAAGGGCATCCAAGCCCCTATATCGGGCGGTGAAGCTATTGCTAAGGTATTGCAGTCCTATATGGGCGCAAGGCAAAAGGACGCCATCCTGAACAGGGCTATGGGCAATACAGGTATATCCGTTGGCGACACGAACTATACGGGCGGTGGTGCGCTTGATGCCATTACCGGAAATCAGATCAACAAGCCTAAGCCTTCTATGGACTTTCTAAAAAACATGTTTGCAGGATCGTAAAATGCAAAATTCTAGCATCGCCCTTACCGATACCGCGTCCCAGATTGCAGAACTTCAGCGCCGTCAGAAGCTTGCTGAGGCCCTTTCGGCTCAAGGTGCTGCACCTATTGAGGTCCAGTCCTACAAGGGCATCCAGGCCCCTATCTCGCCGTTCTCGGCCTTAGCCAAGGTGCTGCAAACCTACATGGGCGCGAAGCAAGCGGCTGATGCGATAAAGGGTGAGAAGGAAGCGCGTAAGACGGCGCGTGAGGAAGCGGTTAGTTATCTTGAGAGCATGAAGCGTACCCCAGACATTGGCAGGTTTGAAACTCCTGTGTCGGCGCAAGAGGCAATGCAGCAAGCCGCTGTCCCTGCATTGACGCCTGTTGCGCCCGCCGGTCCTCCTGAAATGATGCAAGTGGGCGGCATTCCAGATATGCAAGGCAATGTTACGCCTACCGCAGCCGTGCAAGCGCCTATGCCGCAAGTGTATAACAATGCCCAGCCATCTACATATGCAGGGCCACAGGCTACGGTTATGCCCGGCCGGGAAAGAACGCCGCAAGAACGTATGGCTATGGCCCTACAAGCGCAAATGAGCGGCAACGAATATGCTGCGGCTGCTACCAAGCCTGAATATGATCGTGCTGTTGCTGAGGCTGCTGATCAGGCGGAAGTGCAGCGTATTCTTGATAATCCAGCGGTCAAAGATGCACCAAAAGAGGTAAAAGACAAATTAACATTAATTTCGGCTCTTGGTTCAACAGCATTAAAAAGTGCTGTAGGAAAAATGTTTGAGCCTGAAGAAACAACGTCCCTTCAAAGAGATTATAAAGCAGCAGTAGCACAAGGTTATCCCGGATCGTTTATGGATTATGTACAATTTGCAAATCCAAAAACAATTGCGGTCACTGCGGGCGGTCAAGTATATGATACTAGAACCTTAACTGGAACAAATCCTCCACCAACCGCGCAACCTGCCCCTACGGCTGGAACGCCTGCTGCTGCCACCCCTACAGCTAATGTGCCATCAATTGTAGAAAACAATAATCCCGGCGCTTTAGAATATCGTCCTTGGATGAAAAAGTATGGTGCGGTTGTTTCTGAAGATGGGCGTTTTGCAAGATTCCCAACGCCTGAGGCTGGCATCCAAGCGCAAACCGCTTTAATTGCAAATGATTATGTTGGGAAAGGCGTCAATACAATTGACGCAATTGTTGACAAATATTTGGGTAAAGGCTCCGAAAATTCATTTGAAAGCCGCTCTGGTTACAAAACGTATTTGGTGCAAAAAACAGGCCTGTCGCTTGGTCAACAAATTACTGCCGCAGACATTCCAAAATTAACCGAAGCCATGCGTCAGTTTGAAACGGGGCAACGCACACCTGCGCCTACTGCTGCGCCCGCCCCTAAAGGTCCGCCAAAGCCATTGATTGCTGTTCCTCCAAAACCTGAAGCGCCAACCGCTGCTGAACAAACAGCAGTATATAACATTGGGCGCATATTGAGGGGTGCCGTGGAAATAAAAAAAGCACTCAAAAAAGACCCTAGCGCAATTGCACCCAATGCTTTGGAAGCCGCCGTTGGGGCCATCCCAGTTGTTGATAAGGCTGTAAATTTTACACGAAGCTCTAATCGTCAAATTGTAGCAGCGGTACAACGAGATATAGTGGACGCTTTGCTAAATCTATCCACGGGCGCAGCATACAATAAAGAACAACGTCAAGGTCAAATTGAATCTTTTATTCCTGCGTTTTCAGACAAGCCAGAAACACGAGCATCAAAAAATGAGCGTTTTAATGCACTTGTTATTGATTCAAAAAGTAAAGCCGGAAAAGCATGGACACCAGAAATGGAAAAGGCCGTTAAGGGTTTAAGTGCCGATAACGGTTTATTTGAGTCTGCTCCAACAACTTCTGCAAAACCTTCTGTTGTTCAACCTAATGGTAAACAACAACTTTCTGATGATGACCTTCTTAAGCAATATCCAACAAAGCCAGGAAAAAGATAATGGCTTCATCTTCTGAAATTATGCAAGCACTTAGAAATGCCCATGATTCCGGCAACACTAAAGATGCTGCTCGTCTGGCGCAAATGTATAGGGACGCAAAAGCCAAAGAAACAAAACCGTCTTTTGCAGATCAAGCGATTGATTATGGTAAAAAGCATGGCCGTGAATTGGCAACGCTTGCTGGTGGAACCGTAGGCGGTTTGGTTGCAGCGCCCTTTGCTGGGCTTGCATCTATCCCAACAATGGGCCTTGGTGGTGTTGCTACTGAAGCGGCTGGTGTTGGTCTAGGCGCAGGGATCGGCGGTCAAGCCTATGATGTTCTTGCCCAAAGAATGGGTTGGGAAAAACCTCAAACGCCCATGCAACAAGTTACAAATGTGGTAAAGGATGTTGCAGGAAACGCTATTGGCGTTCCTGTAGGACGCGTTGTTTCGGCTATTGCTGCGCCTGTTGTTAGGTCGGTTGCACAAAGCGGTGGTCGTGCGCTTGCAAATGCTTTGGCAAATCCTTCGGCTGGCAAGCAGCTTTCTCGCGCTGGGGTTCAATTAACGCCAGGGCAAATGACTGGCGGCGCTTTACAGCGCATAGAAGATGCTTCTACCAGCGCCCCTATCGCTGGGGATATTATTAAGTCCGCTCAAAACCGCAGCGTTCAAACTTATAATAGGGTTGCTATTGATCAGGCCCTTAATCCATTGGGCGCAAGGCTCCCTACCAATATTGATATTGGTAGAAAGGGAATTTCCGCTGCCAATAAAATTGTAAGCAACGCTTATGATGATGCTTTAGGTACGGTAACCGTTGCACCAGATGCACAATTTGCAACTGCTTTAGCAGCAGCATCGCAAACGCCAATACGCGGTAGTTTAAATGATGATTTTCTAACGGCGATTGATAATATTAACAAAAACTTTACCGGACCCATTAGCGGTAAGGAATTGAAACTGATTGATGAAGAACTAGGCGCTCAAATTAGGAGTGCGCCAAATTCCCCTACGGGCCGTGAACTTCAAAACCGCCTTTCTGGCCTTAGAACAGAATTAGACAATCTTTTGGCTAGAACCAATCCAGATGCATTGGCGGGGAAGAAGGCAGCAGATGCTGCTAAAGCCCGATTGATTCGCGTTGAAGAAGCGTCGGCTAGCGCAGGAGCGCCAGGCGGAAACTTTACGCCAGCGCAATTGGCTGCGGCTATTAAGCGTTATGAGGGCGGGCCTCGTAATTCAAGGTACGCAAGGGGTGAAGCCCTTATGCAAGACCTATCAGAAGCTGGTTCTGAAGTTTTGCCAAGGACTGTTCCCGACTCGGGAACAGCATATAGAAGTCTTATGCAATCACCCATTATAGGGGCTTTAACGGGACTTGCAAAATCGGTTCCCACTGTTGCTTTGTATAACAAAAACACCATTGGATTGCTTAACAAGATTTATGCGGCGTCCAATGCTGGCGACAAACGAATTGCTTTGTCAAAGTTGGCTGACTTAGCAACTAATGATAAAAATGTAAGAACGATATATAACGCTGTTCAGGCTGACTTGAACAAGGATCAAGAACAATGAGTTTCAACGGCACTGGTACATTCAACATCAACACTAGCGGTCAACCTGTTGTCACGGGCACGACCATTAGTTCGACCGTGTTCAACGCCCTTACGGCTGACCTTGGCAACGGCTTGACCAATACCTTGACCAAGGACGGGCAGTCTACCCCGACCAACAACATCAAGCTTGGCGGCTATAAGTTAACGGGCGTCGGCCAGGCCACGGTGTCAGGCGATGCGTTGGCCTATGGTCTTAATGCCACGCTGAATGACCTTACGATTACAGGCACCGTAACGCTTTCTGGCGGCATTACTGGCACGACCATTAACAGCACCACCATTGGCGCTACAACGCCTAGCACGGGCGCGTTCACGACCCTATCGGCGTCTAGCACGGTAAGCGGCGCAGGGTTCACGGCTTACTTTGCATCGCCCCCTGCCATTGGCGGTACGGCGGCTGCTGCCATTACCGGGACCACTATCAACGGGACCACCATTACTGGGACGACCATTACCGCCAATACGCGTTTCGTTGGCGCAATTGACGGCACGGTCGGCGCAACGACTGCGGCGGCTGGTTTGTTTACAACGCTCGGCGCTTCTGGCGTTACCACGATGAGCGCGGACGGGCTGTTCACCGCCGCATATGCGCCAACGTCGGTCCGCAGCATTGGCTATCGTGGCGTTCCGCAAGTCGCTAAGACCGCTAGCTATACCTTGGCCTTGGCGGATGCTGGCCATCACGTTTATCTGACGGGTTCTACGGCTTCACAATCGGTTACGATCCCGGCCAATGCGTCTGTAGCATTCCAAATCGGCACAACCATTTCCATAGTCAATGGTGCAAGCGTGACCTGGACGGTTCCAATTACAAGCGACACCCTAACCCTTGCTGGCGGAACGACCACAGGGACGCGTACATTGGCCGTGGGCGCGGTTGCGACCATTATCAAGGTTACGGCAACGGCATGGTACATTAGCGGCGCTGGAGTCTCCTAATGAGCGGCGTTGGCATGATGCTGCTTGCGGGTGGTGGAGACATAGTTAAAATTTCTAATGTCAACATTTATGATACTACTACTGGCGGAACGGCATCCGCTACTTATCAATTAACGTCTGCTGGTGTAATTAATTCCATCAAAAATACAGGCGGCACAACCTCATTGGGAAATTGGGTTGTGCCAGGTACTTCTGCTTCAAATTACGAGGCCCTTGTAACTGTTACATCTGGAACCCTTACAAGCGGTACGTCTGGGGTATGGCAAGCATTGTCAGTAACTAGGTCTTGGTCTAGAAACAGAACATCAACAGGCATTACAACTGCTGGTATAACTGTTGATATTCGATTGATTGGAACCACAACCGTTTTGACAACTGCGTCAATAAATCTAACCGCTGAGTGGGCCTAAAATGAACGATCAATCAGTTGAAACCCAGATTGCTTTGCTCCAAGCGGATATGGCAGCATTGACCAAGGCCGTTGCCAAGCAATCTAGCGACATTGAGGGCTTGGTTCAGGCTTGGAAAACAGCCAATGGCGTTGTGTCATTTATGAAATGGCTTGCCAGCATTGCCGGGGCATTTGCTATTTTGTTTAGCGTTATCAAACTCAAACTGTTTAACGCACATTAAGGATATTTGAAATGATTGAAGAACTTGTATCTCACGTTTTTGCCATGCGTAACGCTGCCCATACGGCGCATTGGGCTACAAAGTCTTATAGCGAGCATAAGGCCCTCGGCAAATTTTATGATGAATTGATTGATAAAATTGATGCCATCGTAGAGGCGTATCAAGGCTGGTATGGCTTAATTGGAGAAGTTCGTATCCTTATGATGCCAAAGGATGATATAACCAGCAAGATCAGGGATGAACTGGCCTGGATTGCTACCAATCGCAGCAAGATCGCCAAAAATAATACGATGATGGAAAACCTAATTGACGATCTTATGCAACTTTACTCCTCAACCCATTACAAGCTAGTGAACCTGAAATAACCAAAGTAAGGAACCTATGTGTCTTATACGGATGACGAGTTTATCGCCGCTTGGCAAAAGAGCGGTGGAAGCCCAATAGTCTTAAGCGGTATCATTGAAATGGATATTCGCAGCGTCTATAGACGCAGAGCTAAAATGGCCAATAAGGGCATAATCTTAACGACAACACCAAACGAAGTTACAAAAGGCCAAGACAAAACTTGGCGTACAGATGTTGGCCGTGCTTATGCAAGGCAAAATGACTACAACATCGACAACGGTACTATTATCGTCTTTTCAGACGCGCATTTCTGGCCTGATCACAACCAGACCGTAGCCAATATGGCGCTAGTAGAATTGATCAAAGAACTTAATCCCAAGACCATTATCGCCAATGGCGACATATTTGACGGGGCGGGCGTTAGCCGCCATCCGCCCCTTGGCTGGTCCAAGCTGCCTTCCGTAAAAGAAGAACTTGAAATCTGCGATGAGCGATTGCATGAAATCGTAATGGCATCCAAGACAAAGGCGGATTTATTCTGGAATGTTGGCAATCACGATATGCGGTTGGACCGTACTTTGTGTATGGCTGTTCCTGGCTTTGAAGGTGTGGTTCAAAGGCTAGACGAACGCTTCCATGCTTGGAACTTTGCATGGTCGCTTAACGTCAATGACCATACGATGATCAAGCACCGTTACCATAATGGCGCACATGCCGCGTACAACAATGCGATGAAATCTGGTCGGTCAATCGTAACCGGGCACCTTCACAGGCTGATCGTAACGCCGTGGGGCGATTATAACGGACGTAGGTATGGCGTTGATACCGGCACGCTATCGGATCCGCATGGCTCGCAATTTGACTATGCCGAGAATAACCCAAGCCCACATTGCTCAGGCTTTGCGGTCTTGACGTTTAGGAATGGCATGTTGCTTCCGCCTGAGTTGGTAGAAGTTATTGATAACGTGGCTTACTTTAGGGGCCAGGCAGTTATAGATGCGTCGGGAGAATAATATGGGTTTTGGCGTTAGCGATGCGATTGCGGCTGGTTTAAAGATTGTAGATAAGTTCGTTCCCGATCCGGCGGAAAAAATTAAGGCCGAGGCCGCATTGCGTGAATCCCTACTAGCTTGGGATGCACAACAAAACACCGTCAATGCGGCCGAAGCCAATAACTCATCGGTGTTTGTTGCTGGCTGGCGTCCTGCCATTGGCTGGGTCTGTGCCATTGCCCTTATGTACCAATACACCTTGTCGCCCATTGCGGTATGGATTGCGGGCATGGCGCATTATGCCCTTCCTACGCCGCCCTCGCTTGATAACAGCCTATGGGAATTAATGTTCGGTATGCTGGGCATGGGCGGTCTGCGTACATTTGAAAAACTAAAAGGCGTTGCTTCAAAATGATCGGTAACTTTGACGAATCCCTGCGGCTTTTGCTTAAGTCTGAAGGCGGTTTCGTAAACCATCCTATCGATCCGGGCGGTATGACCTGCCTGGGCGTTACCAAGGCCGCGTGGGAGGCGTACACGGGCGAGACATGTCACGAGGCTGATATGCGAGCCTTAACGCCCAGAGCCGTCACGCCCTTCTACAGAGACAATTACTGGGATAAGATAAGCGGCGATGCTTTGCCTGAGGGAGTTGACTATGCGATATTCGACTTTGCAGTTAATTCGGGGCCTATGCGGGCGGTTAAGGTACTTCAATCTAGCCTCGGTCTTATCACGGACGGGGGCATTGGACCTAAAACCCTTGCTGCTATTTTAAAGAAGAATCAGGAAACCCTGATTGAAACATACTGCGAGGCGCGTCTGAATTTCCTCAGCGCCTTGCCGACATGGAAAACATTCGGCAAGGGCTGGGAACGACGCGTTGACGAGGTATCAAGGCGAGCCAAGACGATGCTTAAACAAGCGTCCCATAATAAGCGATGATGGCAGCTTCTGCCCTACCATCATGCTTTTTAAGTGGCCATTGGTGAGACTGGCGCGGCATGAGTTCAGATGCTCTTAGCCGCGCCCCATCCTTATCAGTTGGCGTCTTGGTAACCCTCTTCCAGACTTGAGGCGTTACCTCAATAATCGGAATAAAGTTAGCCGCAACGGCACCTATAACCACCCCGGCAGCGCGTCCAAATGTAAACGCCCCGGCGTGACCGTTCCCCGGCATAGATGCAACCTTTTCTATGATGCACCTAATGCCTTGGTTTTTCGCCCATACGTCCAAGATAACCGCAAGCTGGGCATGGTCTACACGCCGCTTGGTGCCGTCCTGCAAGGTGGGCATGTCGAAGATTTCCAATCCATCGTCGGTCAATAGAGCCAAGGCTCCAGAGAGACCTGGATCAACGCCTATGATGGGTGTCATTCATCGCCTCCACAAACCAAGCCACACTCAGCGTCAAAATCTTCTTGCAATGCGTCAAAAAGATTTGGCTGGTCGTATGCTTGTTTTTGTAATTGTTGATACGTTTCTTCTTTGTTGAATTGTACGCCCGTTGCTTCTTGATCAGTCCACCATTGGGCCATGCCGGGGTTTTCTTGTTCAAGAACGCGCAGGATTTTGCGGCCTTTCAGGAAGCACATATCGCAATTGCCTTCATATCCTTTAAGGCCAAGATCAAAATTTTGTGCAGCCCAGAACGCCATAACATCACGCTTAGTGGCCTTGGCCTTATCCATTGGGCAAAGGGTAACCCAAGGCGATTTACCTTCTGCGTTTCTAGCGTAAGCCTTTAGGCACCTATGGCCTTCATCATGCCTAAGCCCAACAACATTTTTCCATGTTGTCCAGCCAAGATGTTGCTCGACAAAATGACGGATTGTGTTGACCTTAAGTTCTTCGGTGCAAAACCGCATCATGGAATTTGGGGCATACTTTTTAGATTCTATTAACTTGGCAAATGGCGTCCCGTTTCTAGACGCTGTTGTATAGTCAACAGTTTGATAACGCTCGGACTTTTCGCCAGACCGCTTAGAAAACTCAAGCCAATGAACCTTAACGCCCCATTGGCTTGAGCATTTCTCTACAAAATCAAGGGTCTCATTGCGTTCCTTGCCAGTGTTGGCAAAAACAGGAACCACGGTGTCTGGCAATGCGCCATCATATGCTTCAATGATTTTGCGAAGCATATACCCAGAAGTCCTGCCGCCACTGAAAGATACAATGGCTGGCCCTTCAATTTTGTATGGATCAGCCATTTTTCATATGCCTTAATTGCAATTCAGCGGAACTGATTGCAAAGTGAGACCTTTCCAAACGCTCAATACGATCTTCTAATCTGCAAAATCTTTCCTCCGCGTTAAATGCAACGCGATAGATTTGCCCTTGTAATTCTTCATATTCAGAAGAAACGGTTTTTTTGCTGGTGGTGGCAAGCAAGCCATAACCAAGCGTAATGCGGTACTTTCCCACGGCTGCACGGGCGTTCCCGGTGTAATTGGGAATTGCCTCTTTAGCTACGCGGTCATCGTCCCAACCGTCTGCATAAACAGCGCCATCCCCTGTAACGGTAAGATGCTGCTTAAAAAGATCGGACACATTTACAATGTCGATAGCGGTCAGTTTCTTAAAGGTAGGATTCAGTGATTGAGCCATGTGTTTTCTCCTAAAAAGGAATTTCATCGTTGAAGGGTAGGCCATTGTTGGAGCCGCGCTTGCGGCCTTCGGCCTGGCGCTTGGCGAGGCTGTCCCTTGGCGCTGTTACTTTCTTGCCGTGGGTGAAGATCTCGCCAGTTTCTTTGTTCTTGTACTCAATGAAGTTGACGCCAGCATCTATTGGTTCCGCGCCATGTACAAAGTCTGGAATCAATAGATGCTGGTCGCAACCCTTGCGCTGATCCGCGCCCGTCAAGAACGTATCGGCCAATTCGCAGCGCCATTTGCCGTCGGCAACGGGCGTTGAATGGGCGCAGGTACGGCAATTGACTTGCGCTGGCTCTGCATGGTGGCAAAGCCGATACATATCGCAAAACTTACATTCCCAATATGTAGGATCATCGCTTAGTCTTAGTGGTGCAGTCTTAGCCTCAACAATTGTGTTGGCGCGGTGATTATATTGCTTAAACACCGCAGAATCTGCGGTGATCCACTCCGTGTAGATCGCGTCGGTATTTTTGTTGATCGCGATATACATGGCCGCGTCAAGCTTCAGCAGGCCCATATAGACCTGCATCTGAGCAAAATGTTGTGGCTTTTCAGTCTCGACGCCCCAAGGATATAGCTTGGTGAATGCCTTTTCTCCCATGGTTTTGCATTCGAGGACGGCCCAGACGTTAGGATTTTCGACAAAACCTTTTCCTACGCCATCGACAGACCCGCCAAAATGACCAGAGTCATTTCTGCAAGTTATCTGTTTACCGTTTTCTTCCACATGAAGCTCTACGCCAATGCCGCGCAATTCTTCATGGATTCGGGCTTCCTCTCGATGCCCGGTATTAAAGAGGCGCAGGATACGCCCCTCAAATTTCGGTTTAACGGCCCAGCGGAAATTGAGCCATAGGTATCGATTGCAGTTATGCCCGATCAAGGACGCACCAAGGTGTTCCCGGAAATCCTCGGTCTTGGCTTCATACCAGCCAAAGATTTGGCTAGCGGTCGTCACTTGATCGGGCTTGCTCATTTACTTGCGCTCCCAAGGCTTAGCGGCGGTCGCTGAAGCCGTTGACGATGCAGACGATGCCGCACCAGACCCTGCACGCTTGTAGCCCATCACGCGGTTCCTGGTGGGGTCCTTGCGGTCAATGTCTAGAACCAGAATAAACGGGATATCGTTAAGCTGGTCGGTGTCATCGAGTTCCGCAAAGCCGCAAGCCTCGGAAACGGCCTTAAGGTTTGCGCGGGCAATGTTTTCGGCAACCTCGTTAGGGTTATGTAGGTTGAGGTTTTCCCAAATCTTGCGGTCGGCATACTTGCCTTCGATGATCTGCATAGTCAAGGCAAGATATTCGCCCGTACCTGCCTTGGTGACCTTCATCTGGCTTTCTGTGACCATTGCCATGTACTCTCCCTTGGGCAATGGATCGTAATCGCTCTTTGGCGCTTCATAGGTAGAAATATCGAAATGGACCTTAGCCATGATTTAGTTTCCCTTTTTGATGGAGTTTGAAAATTCGGACCAGATCATTGGTATGGTGTCTGGCAGGCTGTAGCGGTTCTTGGCCATATAGGCTGGCCGCTCGCTCGTAAACAACAATCTTTCGCCCGTGGAGATTCCCCGGTTGCTCGTCTTGTTGAATCCAACATCGTCCTTCTTGACGATGGTCTTGTAGTTGGCAAATAGCACGGCATCCGCCCATTCGCGCACAACGGAACTAGAGCGTTCCTGTAGCTTGGGCTGATAGCGGTCATATGGTTCGACCTCTGGGCTATCAAAACGCTTGATAGCGGTATGGGCTAGCAGGATAACCGACATGCCCTTATCGTTCCTCAAGGCGTTTAAACCGTCCAAAACATCGCGCCATTTCTGCGCCGCAATGATAGCGCCTTTGCCATAGGCTAGGTCTTTGGCGTCATACTTGGATTCGATTTCCTTCTGGATCATAGCCTCTAGCCAATCCAGGCTATCGACTACCACCGTCTGGAAAGCGTGTTCCTCGCTATACAGCGTGGCAATTGCATCCATAACGTCTTCGGCATTAGCAGCCAAAGGGAAATGGGCAATGTCTAGCGATCCAAGCCCATCCTCGGTAAGGATGAAAATTGGATCAGGTGCACCGGAAGCAAACGTCGTTTTGCCGATCCCCTCGACACCATAAACCATGATGCGAGGGGCGGCGATTGTCGCGTTTCGCTTGATACTTTTAAGATCAAACGCCATTATTCTTCAATCCTTTCAATTGATACTGAAACCTTGGCTGGTTTCATGGTGATGATATCCGACATACGCCGCCATACTTCGGGCCTGTACATACGGATTTCCTTAAGCTTAGTTTCGTTAAGGTCCTTCTTAAGACGCACGACTTGGAATTCTGCTG